CCAGCCGCTAATGCGTAACTTCTGGTTGAAGTCAGCAAAGTAATCGTGCCAGATGTTTTTTCGTATGGAACAAGTCTTTCGGAAACAATCTCGGCGATTTCGTCTTGAATAGCGATTTGAGACAATGAAATATCCGAGGCATGCTGCGTGTCAGCGAAAGTCGTTATGTCGTCATCTCCACCGCGAATAATTCCATTTATTCTCAAAACCCGATTAACCGAGTCTACGAAAGTCGCCATGTAAGACTCCAAAAAGAATGGTTTTTGAAGTCTAAGACTCCAAAAAGAAGGGGGCGTTACCGCCCCCAATTTATTGCTATTTTGTTGTTAGCCGAACTGCCGGCGATTTCGGGGCTACGAGATGTCCTTACACAGGGACTGGATTTTCACAATCCAATTCCCGTTAAGGATTTTCGTAGCATGCCACGCCTTCCATGAAACCTGACCGATTTCATTGAACGCATCGGCGATGCCGGACGATCCGGGCTTGTGATAGATGATCTCGATAGGTTTGTCCCTGTTCTCATCCATCGTCTTTACGGAAGTGCCGAATGCCGCTCCGAGCCCGACCGTGCCAATCGCGTCCTTGCCGTAAACATACGATGTATACACATCGTTGGTATCGACGGATGTGCCGCGAAAGACATTTGAGGTTGAGGTTGTACCGGCTCCGGTTTCGATGGGAGCGATTTCGGTAGTCACCCAGCGAACGCCTCCGACAGCGCCGTGTTCGCCCACGAGCGTTTCAGTATACCCGCCGTATTGCTCGACACCGACATACCCGGTAATAGCGCGAATGTCGATTTCCACATCGGGGTGGTTAATACCGAAATAACTGGCGCGAACAGTCGATGTATTGACGTTCGTTGAACCAGTTCCCATCGGGAACAACTTCATTGCGGAATTACGTTGAAGTTTGTTGACCGCCCACTTCACATCGTTTGTCAGCATCTCGGCGACCACGGCGCTCTTATTCGCCGCGCCAGAGGCGTAGCGAACTTGAGAAGCGTTGTCGAATTCGAGACGGGCAACCGAATTCAACGACTCTCCGGCGTTTGCGCCGAGAACATCCATGAGCGCCATCGTGTCGGAGTCGATATTGAACAAGTCAATTTCTTCCGCCAGGGTGATGCCGTTGGCATACTTGGCTACAGCCTTCGAGATGTTGGTATAGGTCGGGCGAACCGTGGTGCGGCCGATACCGAAAGCTACTGTGGAACCGGGGGACGCCTGAGTGAGCGCCGTGGTTACCGCAGCAAGGTTTTCGATTCGACGCCACAATACGGTGGCCGAACCCTTTTTCTTGTCCAAAGTTCCGGGTCGGGTGCCATTGAAAAACGGCAACACCTTACGGGCCGCACTCAGAAGTCCACGGACATATACGTTATTGACTTCTCCGGGGAGGTCTGAGGTACTGGTTGTTAAAACAATAGCCATCTTTATTACCTTCTATTAGTGGCCCACCATCTATCGAATTCAGTATCGGACATATTAAGCGGTTCGCTAGAACCGGATTTCTGCTGAGTTGTAGACATGGCCTTTTGACTTGCCTTGGCCGCTCGCTGATTTTCCATCAATTGAGGATCGGAACGCACCTGAAAGACTTTGCCGGCCTCGGAGGCGATAACATCCAGGGCTTCGTTCAGAGCATTCGGGTTTACGTTCCTGTTATCCCAGATTCGCTTGAAAATCCGGTCATCCCGGTATTTCTTCTCAAGCAGAATCTCCGCGTAAATAGAGTCAATTTTCAGTTTATCAGTGACTTTTGCGACCGCCTTGTTGACCTCGGTATTCAGTTTTTCCAGTTCTGCGTTTTTCCTGATCTCCGTAACGGAATTCGCCAGCTCTCTCAATGTCCCGCCGATAACGGTATTTTGATAAGCCTGGTATTTATTCCACCCTTCCAGGTCGGAGACTGGATCCGGCACAGCCGAAGGCTGTGCGTATTGCGGCGGTTGCTGAACTTGAGGCTGAACTTGAGGCTGAAAATTCTTTACTTCCTCCTCGACATTATACTTCTTGGCAACATCCGCCAGAGTAGGTTGAGGGGCTTCTTTTACTTCCGTTTCAACAGGCGCATCGCTCTGCTGAGCATTTTCTTCATTCATTTATGTTCTCCAATCTTAAAAATATCACCCAGATATCGAATCCTTCCTTTTTGGCGGATTCGTGCTTCCAGACCTCCGTATTGTCGTTACGGGGATCGTGGCTCGGAATGACCGGTCTTTGATCCATGATTGTTTCAATCACGGACATAAATCGCGGATCAGTTTTCAATTCAAGAAGATATTCGTTATTCATACGGCTTCCAAAAGTATTTGGAGGATCAGATGTTCTTCTTCATTCATTTCTTCTTGAACCTCGATCAACCTTTTCTGCGATTTTTCATATTTATCGTTTATCTGCTGTTCGGCTTTTACAAACGCATCATGGAAGTTTACTATCGCTATTTCAACATTATCTGCAAGACGTGCTTTTTGTTCCAGCTTCTTTGCCGCTTCAAAATCCGCTTTCTCTGCGGCAAGCCGGATAAGCCGAATCAGCTCTTTTTCATCGTAACCTTTCTTTCTGACAGTAAGAACGCGCCTTTTTTCAGGGATATAACGGTATCGCCTGATTGGCGCACCGCCGCGATCAATTACCGTCGATGTCATCCGTTGACTCCCATCCGCCATCCAGCATGAAGGCAAGGGCTTCGTTGAAAGCGATCAGATCGCCCCTGGCCATTATTCCCTGGCTCCAGTTGCTTCGGCCAATTTGCCATTGGCATCGCGTGTAACTTTGACCTTAATCGGCCTGCTCATGTGATTGACAAGAGAGCTTACTGTCTTATTCATTTCCGATAATTTGTTGTCCACTTCCGATGTCTGTTTCTCGGAAATAGACAGAATCTTATCGAGCGAACCGACAATGGAGTTTATCTCCGATATGGAGATGGCCGGTCCCTGCTGGCTTCCGGCGGATTTCGCCACTTCCAATTGCGCCTTAAGCACGCTCAATTCTCCTTCAAGTTGAGTCTTGAATTCGGTGATATTTATTTGTGTTTCCGCGCGCATCTGTGCTTCCATGACTTTTGCTTCATTGACGGCCTTGGTAATAGCCAATTCTTTTTCCAATTCGCCAATACGCTGTTGCGCCTGCTGAATCATCTGTTCTGCTTCCTGCGCGATCATCATGGCTTCCTGCGGCAACCCCTGATCGAGATTCAAGAATCTCTCTGGATTCTTAACCCCGGCATCCTGATAAGCCTGTTTAGCCAATTCCACGACATTCGGGAGCTTTTGTGTCATGGGATTGGATAACAGGAAAGCCGTGACTTCACCGACTCGTTGCGCCCTGGCTCTCTCCCCCAAGGCTCCGCGCGAACCGACAACATCGAAAACCACATTCACCGGGATGTCTTCGGCGGTAACTTGCATAAAATCAGGAGCATCCATCTCTGGATTGTAAAACGTATAATTTTGGAGATATTTTTTGTTCAATTCATGTTGCATATAAAGAAATGGCCGCAACGCATGACGCTCTTGTTTGTCCACGAATTCCGCCGTTCTGATCTCGGCCTTGACATCCGATGTCGTGATCTCCGTGGCCGTTTTGTCCGTCCTGTCGTCTCCCGCGCCGGAACGAATGGCATTTATTCCCAATCCTTGATTCAATTGTGCAATTATGAATTCTAAACCGACCATCGCCGCTTGCGGATCACCCGCTTGTATTTCCTTGACGCCATAACTTCCCTTGACCCCGATCTTCGCTCCCGGAGCCATGCGTGGCCCGCCGTCCAAGACAAGTTGCGGATCGTTGGCATCATAAGCTATTGGCGGCTCCACTCTCATTGCCATGGAATCAATCAGCTTATTCGCCATTTGACTTCCCAATTTTTGCATTGGCGAGAGTTTTATCAACGGCGAAGTATAATATGGGTCGCGTACATCCACGCGCTCATAACCGGAATAAATAATAGATGGGGAAGCAAGATCATTCGGTGCAAAATAGACAATCACATCGTTTGCAAGAATAACCTTGGAATTCGGCAACAAGATATTGCCGTCTCCTCTTTCTATTTCCAGATCACCGTAATACTTGATTAACTCCACATCCTCGGTTTCAACATCTTTGTTCTGATTTGTTTTCTTTTTGATTCTATTCAAATTCTCCAACATCCAGCCTTCGCCTTGCGCCATGTTCTTTAAAAGATAAAGCGGAAGATAATCCACCAAGATCATCGAGCCGGTATAAAACAAGTCGGTACCAATTACCGATGGCGAGGGGTCGGGATAAGAATTCCACATGGAATACGGAACCCAAATGGGCGCGGAGACTTGTTCTACCCCAGTACCACCATGCAATCGAATACGATTCTCCCAGCGAATTTCGGTGACATAAGACCCATGATGCAGCGATTCCTTAACCGAAAGCTCATAACGTGCCTTTAGGCCGAAATCAAGATGTTGCTGCACCAATAATGCACGATAAGCGCGATCAATAAAATCTTGCGCTTTGGCGTCTACTTGTTTCGTGCCAGTATCGTCGAGTACCGCCGGAATTTCAGAGTGAACCTCGAACCAGGAGCGTGTCGTGGGGAAAGTAAGCCGCATAACATCAGCGGCAATAATCTCTGAAGCTTTTGCCAATTCACCAAGTTCAAGTACCGATCTCCATTCCGGATCAATTTTCTTTCCATCTTTGGCAAAACGCTTCATTGGCTCCATCGCCAATTGACGATCAACTTCTTTCCAAATCAATTCATGCGTTTTGCGAAATTTTTGATTCTGACGGCTTTTTAATTCATCGCGGATTTTCCCCGCGACTACATCCCAGTCTTTTTGACTGATTTTCCGTTTCTTTATATTTTCTGTGCTCACCAGTTGCTTAATCCTGCATAAGATTGTTGAGGTTTTTGCCTGATCGGTTGGGTTATGGCATGCCTTCGCATCATAATCGCATAACGAGTGGCATCCATCAGATCATCATTAAATTTGGCGATCTCACCATTCTTGCGATGGTACATGCGCCATTCGTCGAACCAATCCTTGAGATTGGAAAATACTTTGAATCGTCCGGTTTCCATGCGCGAAAGTATTTCCTGAATTCCGATCTCCACTCCATTCCCGCCTTGTCCTTCCTTCTGGCCGATAGAAGGTGGATTGGAAAATGGCTGAAAATGCATATTGACTCCCATGGACCGATACAGATCTGCCATGGGTTTCCCCGATTTGGGATCATGTTTCATGCCGTCATGCGGCCAAACAACGGGAACCCATTCACCACGGCTTCTAATCGCCTGAGCATGAATTTCAGTCAATGCTCTGGATTGCTTCCAGCAATCGTATAAATAGAGAATATCCGTATCCCGATCCCATGTCAGGCAAACAAGCGTGGCAGCGTGTTCCCATCCAAAATCCACGCCGATGATCCTCGGCCAATGACCGGGGATACGGAATGGATCGATGATTATCTTTCCTTCGTCAACTGGATAAACCATGCCGGTACCAATCATGGGCTTGCCTTGAGACCGCATTTCCCGTTCATGTTCCGGGAATTTCAACAACGATTGTCGTCTCTTATCCGGAGTCATATGCGGCGCGTCGTCCCATGTGGCCGTAATCAGGGCTTCTCCTGGATTACGGGAATACATGATCTGATGCACCGTGCGCGTGATCCCATCTTCCGGCGTATAGGTAAGATACCCTATGCCGTCGGTGGAAAGCGTGGCGCGTTTCTGTTGCGATAAAATATCTTCCGGCGGCTCTTCGTCATCCCAGAACCCATGAAGCCTGTACCCCATGAATTTCTTTGCGCCTTGTTCGTAAGGTTTAAGATAAATCTTCGACCAACCACCGCTGGCGTGCTTCACCAGGCAGATTTCAAACGCATTGGGGACACCGGCTTTGCGCGTGGTCTCGCCGAGGCATTCTTTCGGTATGGCCCCAGTTCCCAGGGCGGTCGGATCGGCCGGCTCGCCGAATAATTCCTTTTGACAACGATCCCTGGTCGTCTCATTGGTATTGGAAGAAGCCATCCATTCGACCGGATAATCGAAAACATGGCCTTGCCACCAGTCGGGATACCTCCCCGTAAGATGCATCGCTGTTTCCATCGCGCCGCAAGTGGATTTCCCAATTTGATTCGCACACTGTAAAGCGCGCATGATCGCAAGATGCGATTTATTCTTGTCTGATTTTACCGGAACGAAATCACCCTCGCCGAAAACATGATGAAACTTTTTTTGGAATTCATAAGGATTATAAAATTCCAATCGGTGTATTTTTTGATATTGCTCCATCTTGGAAATGAGATGAACTACTTCTTCGGCAACATCCATAAA